TCGATCTGGTTTAGATTTGAGTTTGCGATTGGGTGCGATCCATAAAAAGGGTTTACAAAAGTCCCGATTTGAAAAAGATCGTTATTTTTGTTCATTGCTTGACCAGGTTGGTTATGACGTACTTGCTCTTGATGCTATGTATTGTTTGACCCCCGTTAATTCTGATTCAGTCTACAAGGACTTCGCTAAGTATCACGCCCCTATTGATTATTCGGGTGTGGATTGGGATGCTTTGGAAACTGGTGCTACTTGGTTACTTGAACACAAGCGACGCTCTATAAAGCGTCTTTGTAACGTTCTTAATTTTGATGAAGTTAAAGATATGATCGATAAGAGCAAGTCTGCTACTGCTTTTTGGAATAATCATTGCCTTAATAAGGCTGAAGTATATGATTGTCCCGATTTTAATATATCCTTTATCAAATTTCTCGATGCTTATTGTAGAGGTGATGCTGTTTATTTTGCTTGGTTAACATTCCAGAAAGAGGAAATACGCCCTTTTGACAAGATCCAACTTGGAAAGTTCCGTTCTATTATTAACGGATCCATTTATGGTTTAATTGTCGGTCACATGCTTTATGGTGATCTTGATGCTGCTACTGCAATGAACTGGCTCGAATATGGAACGGGTATTGGGATGTCTCCATTTTATGGTGACTACCATAAACTCTGTTCTTTTATGGACGGTTCTAAATGTTACTGTTTTTCTGATGTTGGTCAGTATGACTCTCGTCAAGCTGCCTGGCTTAAACAACTAACTGTTTTTGTCGCTAATGGTCTTTATGTTAAGAAGACTGTTCGTTTCTATGAACTTTTAGGCTCACTTGCTCCTTTGGCTTGTGAGTTGGGCTTTCCAGATTTTCAGATAAATACTTTTGTGTTACGCAATCGTGTGTTGGAAGATACCCTTATAGGTCCTGTTATCTTACCTTATGGTGAGATTTTTCTAAAACAACGGGGTGAAAACTCTGGTGGACATAGAACAGGTTGTGCCAATGTTGATGATTACAAGATAGTTGAGTTTGCTGCTGCAACAAAGTATTATGGTTCTCTTCGTGAGTACCATGCAGCTGGCTATTTTGAAACACACACTGGTGACGATAAATGGGGCAAGGGTCCTGACAATCGCGTCTCACAGCAGGAAGCTGCCATTTGGCGTTCCCTCGGTGCTACAGTTGATGAACATTATGCTGATTGTATTGAGAAGTGTGATTACCTCAGTATGCTCCCTGTCCAAGTTCGCTTATATAATGGCGACTGGTGGGTTCCTTGTTTTAATACTGCAAAGATCATAGCTGGTCTTGCTGGAAAACTTGGAGAGAGAACAATAGATAATGATGTTCAAAGACTTGCTGCTGCTAGATTGATGTCGCAGTTCACTCCTGACAAGGCAAAAATTCAGCGTCTTATTCAACTCTATATCCAGGAAAATCCTGATGCGGCTGGTCATCCAGCCTTTAAAAGAGAAGACCAAATTATTTCCTTGTTCATTGGTAATTTGCAAGGTAGTTTTAGTACCTTTTCTGACTTGCCACACGGTCCGCTGCATAATAGATTTATCAACCGTGTGAAAAACCATGTCAGGATGGCTCACATCAATCCCATTAACGAGTTGCTCGAGCTTATTACAAAGACTCCGAAATCATCGTTTCCATCATTTAAGTTTACGACAAATGTTGAATCACCCATCTTCAGATGTGAGGCGACGCTGCTCTTCAAAGGCGGTGAGTATAAGGCCTCTGCTGCGGGTGATACTAAAATCATGGCGAAGAAGAACGTCTGTGAAGCATTGCTTATCATCATTCCTAAACCTGTCACGAAATCCAATTTCTCATCTATTGAGAAGGCGGGAAGTCCAACTGGTATTGCTTTTCTCAAAAAAGCACAGGAGTGTATGTGGTTGGCGGATGCTGAGAAAGATGCTCAAACCTTCTTCGATGAGTGGTTTACCATTTTCGACTCTGGGAAACTTGACGAGTCTGTGCGCTTCCTTTCCACTTCCTCAAGAATCACTCTCTGGCCTGGTTCAGTCATTGCAAAAATTGCAAACAAACTCCCTGAAGAGATGTTGAATTTGTTTTTGATGGGTATTGCTAATCCCAATATTATCACTACATTCAATATCTGGAGAAATGACTTGAAGGTCCACAGTGTGTGGAAGTGTTGTAAGTGTGAAGCCCTCAATCTTCTGGAAGATACTTCAAAATGTTTTGTTTGTGATACCGACGTTGCTGATCATTATTCAGCTAAACGAGTAGAGTTTCTTGGAGGTTATGTACCTGTTTTTGGCGATGTTATGCCACATCAGGGACCTTTACCACAACGAAAACCTCGTCCTGGACGTCGACAGAGACAACGACAAAACAAAAAAACTGAAGCACGTGTTATAACACGTGAAGTACAGAAGGAGCTCAAGCGTGACCTTAAACAGGAAGGCCGATTGTTGAAAGCTGAGAAACGCCAAGTTAAGCGTAGCCCTTTCAACTCTCGTGTCCCAATGAGGAAGTCTGATTATGTTAATACAGAACAGACACAAATTATTGGAGGTCACAAACAAGCTGTGAATCAGCAACTCACCTCATTGAATATATCTAAAGAAGAGAGACGTGTTCTTGAACATTTTGTAGATCCAGCAAATGTTTTGCCTGTGCGGTATGCTGCACCCTTGCGAAACATTGAGACAGGAATTGATTGCACTCATGATCAGATGAAGGTTGCCTGGACGCCTGTTATATCGTCCCAAGCGTTACCTAGTACTGATCGTTGTTTTATTGCCACTCGCGATCCTGCCTGTGCTATGCGCGTTTATGATAACAACGGCAATCGCACAGAATGGAGTTATGAAGCTTGGGGTTTAGATACTGGTGTTGACCTGAAGACAGCTGTTCCCAATCTTGCCTTCCTTCGGGAAGGTGAGGGTAACATACCTCAGGACATTAATTTTTCTTACCTCAAACCTTCTGCTGGTGTTGATCATCCCAGTGCTTGGGAACCTCACCTGGATTGGGTTCCGGAATTTGTATTCCCTAACTCTCAGAAATCCGGTTGGTTCCTAATGGCTGGTGAAACAATCAATTTTCGAGTCTCTGCTGTGGATGAGACTACAGATTTTGGTGCTACTCTTGATCTTTGGCTTTGGAATGGAGATAATCTTGAGTTGGTGTCCCAAGAGGTGCAAGCCACCCCGGATATCACTCAATTGATTTCAGCTCAAGTTGGTAAAACTGGTTATTACGGTTTTGCTTGGGCCCCCACTACTAATGTTCAAGTCAAGATTTCCATGTACACTGTTACTGATTGGTCTGGTGCCAATCCTGGAGTTTGGAGACATATGTATGCAAAGGAATGTGTTACCCTTTTCTTATTGGGGTCAGCCATTGCAATTCATGGGTTCGATTGTCTTGTCACAAATTTTGCCAGTGACTTAAATGCTGCTGGTTTCAATGTTGAGCTTCAAGTGCCTTGTGCTGAAAATGTGATTCGTTACATGTTCTCCGATGGTACTAGTCACTTTGAAGAAATTTCTGATAAGCGAAAAGCTTACCCTACCAAACAAAAGGAAGGTAGTCACCTTTTTTGCTTGCCTTCAGACCTTGATGTTCTTGATCTTGAGACCCCCGCTGTTGCTAACAGTGTTGGAGGAATAGTTAGTCTTAAATCTAACATCATTTCTAAAGATGATTATCTAGTTGTGTATACTGTTGTTCCTGATCCTACTACTGCCATTTCACGTGTGAAGTTTGGCAGAGGTCTTGAATATTCCAACAGTAGTCAGTTATTTGAACAGAAAGTTTCAGAGATGCCCTATCAGGTGTATCAGTCTGCAATAGACAAATTGAAACGAATTCAAAACTGCCACACTAATGCTGGTCATCAGTCTGAGCTAGTGAAAGGAATTGATACTGCCCTCAAATATGGTGCTGACCTTTTACCTCTTCTTGGTGCT